CTCTTATCCCAGGGTGCTTTTGCTCGTTTATCTGCCTCAAACACAGGTTGCCATTGCTCTATGAGTTCGCGGTCTGCCTCTTCTTGCTCGGCATCGACTACCATTTCTTTTTTGCCCATGATTTTACCAGCCACCTTTTTCGCCTTAGTTAGTAGCGACATTGTTTCACCTCTCTTTAGACATAAAAAATAAGCCCACCCCTCGGTTAAGAGAGATGGGCTTCAAGAGCCTCTAGCTATTCCTTGTAATATACTTTATGGCATTTTGGGCATTGCCCTATCATCGCCCCACGGTCACCATATCTGTAGCAATTAAGTTCAACCTTCCTATCATCCATTTCGACCAAAAAAGGCAACTCGCAATCATCAGTATATAATCCAATACTTAGGGGATGTGGACACAGTATGAGGTCATTCATTACGGCTATAGCATCTTTAGGATTAGTCCTAAATGCTTCCTTTATAGCTATTTTAGTTATCCAATTCACCCTTGAACCTCCTTGGGTTTCTTTTACTCATTATACCACTATAGCGTTAAGATTACGGCAACGAGGGCATTTTATTTCGAGCGTTCTATCCTCAGCCTCTGGCGACCTCCATATCACTTCTGATATTTTAAGCAGCAACCTTTGGCATTCATTGCATCTTATCTCCTGCATTAGACACTCTCCTTTTTGGCGTTCTATTTCGGGCATAATAAAAATCCGAGGTCGTTCAAAACGTCCACGGTGTTCTGGTTTTCTGATGAAGCTAAGTTAATACATAAAAATCTTTATTGTCATTATCCCTATCAGGGTCACTGAAGGCCATATCAACGCTATAATACCCTCCGTAGTTTGACGTATGCCAGAACTCTTTATATTCTCTTACTTCTGGCTCTCCTGTTTCTTCTTCGTATTCATGTCCGCTTGCCACTACTGTTTTTATATTTTTGTCTTGGTCCAACTTAGAAAGTATTTCAATCAACTCTTTGACTTTCATATTTACTTCTTCCTCCGATACTTAGCCATCTCCACATACTTATCGCTGAACTCGATATTAGCCTTGACTCTCGCCTTCTCTTCTTCGCTCATGTTGGGGGGTAACTCGAATTGAGCATTGCGTTCGACTGTGAATCTTTGTTGGGTTCTTGAAGCATTAGCTATCATATCCGACATTAGGATATCGTCATGTTTGCCTGACTCTGCGTCTGGCCTGCCGTTTTTGTCAATGACGAAGGTTAGGCATTCAGAAAGCATGTCGATGTGGGTGAATAGTTCGATATTGTCTCGGATTAGAACGATTTCCAAACTGATGATGTATGGGCGCGTATTTCCATCGGTTTTGAATCCATGCTTATAGAGTTTTTTGTGGTATATTTCATCTATACTCTCTCGCTTGTACTGATTGTGATATTTAAGCCTGTCCAATTCGGCAACAGGGAATAAATCGGCGTTTACTTCGATACTGATAAGAGCATTGTTGTAATATTTGCCCAAGCAATACATTTGGTGAGAGTAAGTATCTATGGCCATTTTCCCATGCAGGGTAACAACTCTCTTTCCGGTTGCGTTATTTATTCCTGTTCCTGAAAAAAAGTCAAGACCTCCAAGAGCCGTATCTCCTCCTAAAACAAAAGGATATCCATTTTTGGGCTCCTCGTAGATATGGATATAGCCATTGGGTGAATCTACAAATTTTATTGAGCTATCTATTATCTTGTCTTTGCTGTCTGGGTCGTTCCAGTTGAATATAAAAAAACCTCTTCTTGGAGGTTTGAGTTTGTATTCCTTCTTGAGTTGTTCGATTCTTCTCTCAACCCTTGCGTTATCGAACACAGGGCGACCGGTAGCAAGGAACGCTTCGTGACTATTGGAAGGATTTTCCTGTTTCATTAGGTCTACATCGCCATTGCAGTCGTTTTTTAGTTTCCACCTGTACCATTTGATTCTCTCTGCAGAAAGTTCGTGGGTATTAACGAGATATTCCTCATACTCATTTAAGCTCGACATTATCCCTATTCGCTCTTCGTCGGTTACCGGCATCTGATAATCAGGATAATCAAACCACGAAAAGAACATGGGAGTGTAATCATTCTCCCCTGCTTCGGCTAAATCCCATAGTGTTTTGAATGAGTTGTTCCCATTGGCTGTTGATTCCAAAATTACAATCGTTCCTACTACGCTAGGAACTGATGAGTTGATTCCTGATAAGGCCTTTAGGGGGTCTCCGCTATAGAAAGCAAACTCAGATAAATGAATATAGTGATAAGTGTCAGAACGCCCGATTCCGTCACTCCCTGCGGTCTGAACTTTTATTTTGCTATTTAATCCCTTTTCTTTTCCCTTATAAGTAACAGGGGTATCGAATATAAGCTCCCTCGCATTGGATGCTCTTTGTAATGGTTTTACATTGTCAGGCAGACATAAATTCATATATTTGGCTTTATCGAAAATTGCATTGGTCGAGTCATCCCTGTGCGCTACCACAAGAGCATTTCTATTCTTATTCTTAATTGTGCGGCAAAGAAATTTAGCTTGAGTGTAAGTTGAAACGCCCTCTTGCCTAGCCTTAAGCACAATTATTCTAGCAGGCTTACCTTGCGACTCTAGCTCTTTTATCTTATTTTCAATTTTCTTTTGAATAGGATTAAGCACGAATGGGACCTGATCGCCATCTTTATTAACGATCTTAACATAATACTTCAACCAGTACTCATCATCCCTCCTAGCCGCCTCCTGCTTTAATTGCTCATAATAGGCGGCCAATTGGGCTTGAGTCATTTTCTTCTGCTTAGGTTGCTCTTCTGCTTTTGGCTTTTCTACCTTTGGTTTGGCAGCAGCTTTTTTCGGTTCTTTTTTAACTTTTTGCTCTGCCATAGGTTTCACTCCTTATCACCAATCACACCAACCAACTTTCGATTCAGGACCTTGACTCCCTACCACAATCTCCTCATCCCTGCATCGACCTAAATCATAGTTCCACCGCTTGCAGGTTGCACAATTCACTCTGATATTAGGTTCTATTTCGATGAAGCATTTGCACGCTCTATTTTCTCCCATGGGTTGTCCTCCTGTGGATTTGACTAGTTGTATCTTTAGCGAAGGTATTTTGGGGGTAAGGATTTGCACCTTACATAACTATCGTTTTGTGTTTTGGACTTCCACCATAGGGCGAACAGGATTTTACTCCATAATAATACAATCCGCCGATTGACCCTGTATTCTTACACATAGCGTCTACCTATTCCGCCACCCCATAATTTTCTTTGTATCTTTAGCGAAGGTTTAATTACGTTAAATCAGTATTACTAAATTGAACATCTACAAAATTACTCATATTGTTTGCGACAATATAACTTATATACGCTTTATATTCTTCTGCTAATTTACAATAGCCAATGGCAGTTAAATGTCCATTTTCATATGGAGTATCTTTTTTAGTTCTTGAATAAGTTGCCATATCAACTAAGTAACAATCAGTTCTACCTGCAACAAAGTTTCTTATAACGTCAGACATAGCATCGTAATTTACGCTCTGATAGGCAGGTAATATAGTAGATATAAACACCTTTATTCTTTGGTTCTGAGACTTGATGTAGTCCACGATATTAGCTAGGTAAACAGCCGATTCCGATGCGAAATCAACAATCCCACCAGCTACATTTACTGCGGTATGTCCAACATCATTTACACCCAACTGGATTATAACAAAGTCATGACCACTAAAATCATTAGTATCATTATACTCGTACCATTGCTTTGTATCATAACTAGCCAGACCAGCGTTGGTTGTTGTAACACCTGTTAATTTTGTTAAAATAGTTGGATAACCATATTTTGTAATACCTGTAGATGACCCATCAGTCAAATTGAATACACCGTAAGTGAGAGAATCGCCAATACATAACCCTTTGTTAAACACCGATATTTCATCGCCCATGTAATCACAAGGATTAGTAGCCAATACGTTTCTGTGATTTTCAAGTAGTATTGTGTTATCAAAAGCGTAATACTGTTGTTCTAGTGGTGCCTCATTCTTAATATTTACCCAACACGTGGTAAGTTTAGTGACATCATTTAATGTAAATCTACCATAAGCACAATTTGCAGGGGTTGTAAATGGATTAGGAAAAGAATTAACATCAACATATGCACCAAAACCAGATATATAGTTTTTATCAATATCATAAAAGGCATAGTACCCCGAATAAAGTCCAAATCGGTAGTACTGAGTATTTGGTAACAATTCACAATAATCAGTAGCATATAATCCGGATGCTGTTGCAGTTTTTTCGCCTGCGGATTGGCCTTTAATATAATATCCGTATTCAATTTTTGATCTATCAATAGGGTTGTAATTTCCTACTTTAGACATAAAATTCAGTTGGTTAGTATTGATATCAAATTGTCCAATAGGCATCTACACACCTCCTACACTAACCCATAACCGTAACACGCTACTGCTCCAGTGGAAGCAATTGCAATGACGGTAAATGGCGCAAGTCTTTCATAAAAATATTGGGATGGGTCTAATGTGTAGGTTTCACCGTTGATAGTAAAAGTTAAATCTGCCAATCCTTTATTGCGTAAATACAGACCGTTTTGGGTTTGCGAAAATGTATATTCACCACCTATCAAGTCTGCGTGTGTAAATGGCTCATTCGCTAAACTCCCAACTACTACAGTTTCTATCTGTCCGCTCGCATTTGTCTTATATGTTTTTCTCAACTTACTCCCTCCTTACTTGCTTGTTGTCGCAACAATAGACACATTGCCATCGCCAATACTAGTCAATACAGCCCTGAATGACACGATCATTGTTACATCGAACTCCCACAATTCATCTATGCCAACCGTTTGACTAGCCGAGATTGTCGTATCTCCAACCTTCAACCCTTCCATTGGAGCAAAGTCTTCTCCATTAAGTGAACCGTAGAAATCAATCTCTTGCGTTGTAGATGTGCCGAACACCTGTAATGTTAGCTTGTTTACTTCTCGAACATTGACATTCTTTCCGGTAGCCGCACTAGTGGCAGCTTTATGCACTTCTATGAAATTCATCATTATTACCTCCTAGATTTAGGCTTGTCTTAAACTTTATGCTAAACGTTAATTATGACGTTTTCCTTCTAGTTTAAAGGTAAGTTGCATGTCTACAACGTAAAACGAGCTATTTTCGCTGAAATCATGGGGTTTTGGCTTGAGAAGAAGGAGTTAATGAGGGGAAGAATTAAGGATTCGGCGAAGGGAATCAGCGATGAATTGTGCATTACCTCAAAACTGTCTTGCGCTTAAATCTAATCAATCCCTCACCTTGTACGGAATGAAGTTCCTTAATCAAGTAGTCGGTTCCACTTGCAGTTTCGTCACTCGCTACAAGTGACACTACGAATACGCCATTATCCATGACAACAGCACATTCATCTCCAACCTTCATATCGCGTATTAACTTAGGTCTATAATGAATGAGATAACCAAGTGCAATGTCTGATTCAACATACTTTTTCTTAGCCATTACAAACACCATCCTTTGTGCTTGCATTGCCGTACTTTTCTTTTAATTCATTAACCTTGTCTATCACTAAATTATCAGGCTTAAACCACTTACCATTCAGCCTAGATTCTTTAAGTTGGCGGTGAAAAATATCCCTTGTGTATTCGTTACCTGGCAACATCACCAGTATCTTCAACGTGTCGGGGTATCCAGTTTGAAGTTCTTTAAGCCTCTTTTGTGGATTAACAGAATACCCAATCTTTATAGCTCCCCCGTGTTGCCCTTGAATAAAGTAAACATACCCCTTATACCTTTTTGCCTTTTCGCTTGCATTGGCTTTGGTATCAATTTCTTTCCTTAGTCGCTCTGCTTTTACTACCTCATTCTTCTTGTTCCAATACTCATCCCATCTTGGGTCGCCCTTTTTCCATGACCATTTATTGATTTCATTTTCTAAGATACTCATGAATCTATGGTCGCCCTTAAAAGCATTCAACTTATCTTGACTTCTCCAAATACTAAAGCTAATTCCCTTTTCCGTATGCCCTGATTGTTCTAGTTTTTCTAAAAACTTCTTAATCTTGGAATCAATCGGCATCCCCAATACTCCAAGAAATGCTTGACTGTAGGTTGTAACTCTATTAGGCATAATCAATCGCCCTCCTTATTCATTTTACCTTTTTTGACAAGTCTCGAAGATATAACATAACCGCTATCAGTTGAATAAAGGAGTTCGTGTTCTTTCATGTCGCCCAATAAACGGTTAAGCTTTTTGTTACCACAATTTAATATTGTTTGTAAATCAGTATACTTCAACGGCTTCTTGGTTCGGTCGTGAATCAATCTACCCGTGTTCCACTCGATGTACTTTCCCAAAGACACTAAATTACCTGTTAGCTCACTAACATTCTTAACACCATTTTTCCTTAGCTTTTCAATCTCTTCCACAATAACCATAAGATATGGTTTCTTGCCTCCCGTATGCTTAGGAGGGTCCTTGTCCTTCTTGGCAGGTTTATTTGGATTACTCCACCAAGTATCGACTATAAACTCTTCACCTTCACCATCAGGCATCCTCAATGTCATGAAGCTTGTTCCGTTTGGAGACTTCTCTCGAACAACATACGAACCAATTGGAAGGGGTAAAATATCAGACGATTCATTGTAAAAATCGAATATCTTTTTATCCATATTTTCACCTCAAAAGCCCTTTCAATGGGCATTACTTAGGTGTCAAAACGACACGTTGTAAAAATGGCACTCAGCCTTACTCTCCCTAAGTGTGTAGGGTTTTCTGCATGTAATTCGTTTATATATACGTTCTTGGACCCAATAACTAATCGTCCATCCCCAACACCTCGCACCGTCCCTTTAACACCCTTTTAACCAACTCAATCGGCAAGTCTGAAGCATTTGCCATGTCTTGATGAAGTTGTTCTTTCAGAATGGCTTCTTCGCAGTCAGGGCAGATGTAGTTGTCATCTTCGTCATCTAATTCATTTAGGCATTTAATAAATTCAAGCATGCCCATTGTTATTTGTGACGCAGCTAGTGGTTCGGCTTGTTGAAGTGCCATTTCTTGCGCTTTTCCCAAGATGCCGATTTGCTCAATTAACTTCGTTTTGATGTATGTATTCATTTGAATTACCTCACTTTATTTTTATCAAAGCCGACTAACGAATCGGTCAATCGGATTCCTTTTCTACACATGGTAGATAGGCAAGTTCTCTGTAAAAAAAATTATAAAATATTTTTGGGAATTAGGTTACCTTCTTCAGAATGAATTCATCTGCATTGCCTAATGTTTTTTCTATGGTGTGATTGCTTAAACTAAAGCTAATGTGAAGAAGGTTTGGTGTAGAGAGCTTGTTGTTGGTGATATAGCAAGCACCTTCTTTGTTGTATCGCTCTAAGTCTGATGGTGTTATGTAAAAATGGATATCCATATTTTAATCTCCTTTAAAAAAATAAATTGTAGTTGTTAGGAGGTATATACATAGATACGAGCGACACCCGAAGATGCCCTCCCCCCCTACTTTTTTCCAACAACCACCACCTGGCACTACAGATCACATACCACCATACCCCCCCACCCCCCCCACTAGTAGCACTACTACTTTTTTGCGCTCTCTCTACTAAAGAATGTTTTATTTTATTTTGTGAGGGCTAAGGGTACAAGCTACCTTACAGCCCACCACCAAGGGCAGCAAAGCACACAACTCTCTATGTCGTACAGGTCCTTAGCTATCCATGCTTCGTCCTCCTTCTGCCTTGATCGCATTACGCATAGCATCAGTGATTGGATAGTCCGTCCATATAAGGTTCTGGTAGTTCTATATCCATGCTTTCTGCATAGTTGAATTCCTGATTATAGCGTGGAGTATGCCTATTTATAAGGAATATCTCATATACGCTCATCATGTTGCTTGATTTGTATTGAGAGTATTCTATCTTCTCTGTCTCAGAATAGCACTCTCTAGTTAAATGACCACGATGAGAGAAGTGCTGTCCGGTCATTCTACGATTAAGGTTATTGGTCTTACCGATGTAGATTATATTGTTGTCTTTATCAAGGAATCTATAGACATAGTATTTCAAGTTCATCAATCCTTTTTAAGCATAGAAAAAGCACCCCATAAATGAAGTGCTTTAATATCGAATGTTTCACAAAAGAATTATGTAACATTCAGAATCAACCTATAGGCGGTTTCCAGGGTTTCATACTCAACTAATGACCTCTAATTGATAAAAGTCCACGACTCAAGGACATAATCATGATCATTCAGAGGGTTCAATATCCACTATTTCCCCTTGAATCTGATTGCGTTCCATGATCTCTAACAGCTGTTTAAGGTCCGAGTCTCCTAGAGCTATGATAGGTTTATTAAGCAGATCAGCAGGAGGAATGTTTTCTACAGTCTGGACATCCTTCCAGCCATAGTTTTTAAGGGCAAATATAGCACCTGTTGGGGACTTAGCTAAGTACAGTTGTTTCTCTGCATAGTTGTGGCACCTGAGCTTCGCGCGTTTAACAGCGTCAACAAATTCCTGTCCATATCCACTTCTCTGTGTTTCTATCTCCATTAATGTCTCTCTGCTAGTATCCAACTCTAAAGCCAATCCGGTTATAGTAAATGGTTCAACTTGTATCTTCTTCCCTGTCTCCCCATCTACTTCATAACACGACTCAAAATAAGCATCTATTTTACTCTGCATATCCTTAATCGACTGAAACTTCAGAGGTCTACCTCCTGCATGTTTAACTACTACCTCTGCCATCATCAGCACACCTCCTTTAATATCTCATCACACAGCCTACAACCCTATTCTAAGCCCTTTAATTCACTCTCTAATACAATCCGCACCAAAGCCCAAATTAAACAGCTCAAAACACTTTCCTACTAATAATACAATCAAGGCTTAAAAATAAATTAACATTTCTTTTGAATATCGCTTGCATAATCAAATAGACCATGATATGATTACGTCAACACCAAAACACGAGGAGGAAAACACATGGCTCACTTATATATCGTTCAAGTTTTTGATGATGGGGACACATTCGAGTACGAGTTCGGCAACCTAGAGCACGCACGAGGATTATTCAATAGCGAGAAGAGTGCTCAATTAATCGAGTACATCGACGGCAAACACCATCTTGTAGAAGCTAAATAAGAGGAGGAAAATTAAATGAAATTTATCAAAGAATACAAGGGTTGGAAAATATGGCACGGCGAACAATATTTCTATACCGGATACCTTATTTCGATGCCAGGGCATGAAGCTTATAACGACTTAATCAGATCAGGGCAAACACTTAAAGAGTCTTACAAGGCTATAAGCAACTTAATGTTAGTCTAAGAGGGACTTCTTCCCTCGCTCATACTTCCTAAAACTAGGGAGCGTGAGCGAATGAAGAAAACTAAAACTAAGAGGAGGAAAAACAATGGCCAGTGGAGGCAAACGAGAGGGAGCAGGAAGAAAACCCCTACGAGATGCTACAGGAGTTAATAAAACAATCCGCTTTACTCCTGCAGAATGGGATGAAATAGTTATTCGTGCACACATAAAGGGAATCACACCAAGCGACTACGTTAGACGAAAGGCTCTCGAATGAGGGCCTTTTCTTTTTATTAAAATATCATTAAGTATACACCGCGTCCTACCGTTACTAATCCAATCACAGCAAGTCCGGCAACTATGCAAACAATAGGCTTTAATCCTGTTAACTCAAACATTATCATTACACCACCTCTATCTACTACCACACCACAACCCCTGTAGCCATGTTCTAAGCTCTTCAAACCCCATCAAGCACCACTTATACCTAATAACATTTAAACAGCTTAAAACACGTTAAAATAATTTATCAATTCCCCTTGACATACTAGCTAACTAGCTATATACTATGGTTAAGATCAAGAAACGAGGGGGAAACAACACATGAAATTATTCGCACCTGTCCAAAAAAGATACGCCCATGCACTTGCAGCCCAAAACAAGGTAAAGCAAATCGAGGCAACATGCAAAACTAAAATCTTATCCGAACACGTTTTCAATATTTCCGAGGAATGGAGACCGGATGAAACTGGAAGAATCACGGAACCCAACCAAGATTACCTAATGGCCGACGATGATTTCCAAACTTACAGCAAGTTGGTCCATGACGAATACGCCAAACACGGACTAAACATCCCATTAGAAAACACACCTGATTACATAACTGGTCCAGTATTTCGCAAAGCTGAAAAGGAACTCTTAGAATGGGGGTTCGGTATCATTGAGGAAAACCCAACTGCACTAAAAGCAATCGGAGAACTCGAAAGCCTAAAGGAAGTTATCGCTTGGGATATGAAGGTTAGGGATAAGGTTATTAACCTAACGATGAGATTAGCAGTATAATCCCCAAGGCCAGCCGGAGCCAATCCGGCGGAAGGAGTGAAAAACATGCAAGTAGTTCTTAACACTAAAATATCCCTAGAACTAAGACAACAACTCGACAAACACGCTAAGGAATCAGGCAAGGCAATTGCCAGGGTAGTTGCAGAAGCATTAGAAATGTATCTTAACAAAAAGGAGGAATAGCACAATGTTCAACGTCACTGTCTCGAATTGGCAAACAACCTTCTCCAAATACTTCGACGATGTAGACAAAGCAATAGACTTTGCCTACTCCTACAGCAATCGAAACGGATACCACGTAACATGCCAAACAGTGAAGGAGGGGAATTAAGATGTGGTCAATACTTATAAACGGTAAAGAGTACAGTCGCTTCTACACAAACCTACGGAGCCAGAAGCACGAAAAAACCATCATAGCCCAGTGGAAAGAAAGATTCACTAGCCGATTACCAGAAGGAATCATAACTGCTAAACCATACATCAGCACAGCATTGGACCATTACGGAAGATAGCATAGAGGGAACATTTTTCTTCCCTCCCTCATATCTCTAAAACTTAGGGACGTGAGGGAATGAAGAAAACTAAAACTAAGAGGAGGAAAAGCAAATGTTATTAAAAAGCAATCAATCCTATGGTATCTCAATAGGCCACAAAACAGTCTTAACAAAAGAGGGAGCAATCGAAAGGTATAAAGCATTCCTAGAGGTTTGCTATAATGATCTCTCAGTTGAAGGCGCATCGGTTTTGTCAGATGTTCAAAACGATTTAGTAAACGCAGGGTTCACTTGGGAAGAGGTTGAAGGAATCGAAACATCATACTTGAAGGAGGCGTTATAATGGCTAGTGGAGGAAAACGAGAGGGAGCAGGACGAAAACCCCTACGAGATGCTACCGGAATTAATAAAACAATCCGGTTCACTCCT